GCTCCGGCTGCGAGTTCAGAGTTTTATGCGAACCTTGCCGAGTCCATGCCCGAAGCGGATATGGATACGGTGGCGCAGGATTTGATGGGTCAGATTGCCAAGGACAAAGAGGCGCGGTCAAAGCGCGACGAGCAGTATGAAGAGGGACTACGACGTACGGGACTTGGAGATGATGCACCGGGCGGCGCTTCGTTTCAGGGCGCAAGTAAAGTCGTGCACCCAATGCTCACTGAGGTCTGCGTCGATTTCTCAGCCCGAGCCATCAAGGAACTTTTCCCTCCTGAGGGTCCTGCAAAAGATTACATCTACGGTGAGGTCACCGCTGAAAAGGTAGCCAAGGCCGAGCGTAAGACGAAGTATCTCAACTGGCAGTTGACCCAGCAGATGCCGGAGTTCCGTGCAGAGCTGGAGCAGTTGCTGACTCAGGTACCGCTTGGCGGTGCGCAGTACATGAAGCTTTCGTGGGATGCGAACAAGAATCGCCCCGTGCCGCTTTATGTTGCGATTGATGATATTTACCTGCCCTTTGCGGCAACGAATTTTTATTCTGCTGAGCGCAAGACGCACGTCCAATACGTGACGGAGATTGAGTATCTCCAGCGTGTGCGTTCGGGCATGTACCGGGATGTGGATCTTCCCGTGGCATCGGTTGAGCCGGAGTACTCGAAGTCCGAGACGGCGAACAACAAGATCGAAGGTCGCGATTCCAATGCCTACAACGACGATGGGCTGCGGACGATCTTTGAGATCTATGTGATTTCGGATCTAGAAGAAGAATACGGTCTAGCGCCGTACATCATTTCCATTGACAAGATCACGGGCAAGGTTCTTGCCATCTACCGAAACTGGCGGGAAGAAGACCCGACCATGGAGGAGATGCAGTGGATCATTGAGTTCCCCTTCGTCCCGTGGCGTGGTGCGTACCCCATTGGCATCCCGCAGATGATTGGCGGTATCTCCGCTGCGGCGACGGGTGCACTGAGAGCGCTTTTGGACTCTGCGCACATTGCGAACTTCCCCGGAATGCTCAAGTTGAAGGGTGGCCGTGAAGGTGGTCAGTCCGAGCGCATTGATCCGACCGAGGTCAAGGAGATCGAAGGCGGCGCGTTCTCGGACGACATCCGAAAGATTGCGATGCCGATTCCGTTCAACCAGCCTTCACAGACCTTGATGCAGTTGCTTGGCTTCTTGGTTGAAGCGGGCAAAGGCGTCGTACGGACTACGCTTGAAGACATCTCTGAGAACCAAGGCAACATGCCGGTCGGGACGCAGTTGGCCCGTATCGAGCAGGGCATGGCGGTGTTCTCTGCGATTCATGCGCGATTGCATGACGCCATGGGCCGCACGCTCAAAGTGCTGCATCGGCTCAACCAGATGTACCTTGAGGACGAAGAGGTCAAGAACGAGACGGGTGAGTTGCTCGTTAAGCGTTCGGACTTTGACGGCCCGATGGATGTGGTGCCGGTTTCGGACCCGAACATCTTCTCCGAGGCCCAGCGTTACGCTCAGGTTCAGGCCGTTGCCCAGCGTGCGCTCGCGTTGCCTCAGATCTATGACCTACGCAAAGTAGAAGAGCGCATCCTTAACCAGCTTCGCGTGCCGAATGCCAAGGAGCTCCTGCTACCTGCGCCGACCCCGAAGGAGTTAAATGCCGTCAATGAAAACGTGGCTGCGACACTTGGGCGTCCGGTTAGTGCCTTCCCAGAACAAGATCATCTGGCGCATCTTCAGGTGCACCTTGATTATCTCACGAGCCCCGTTTTGGGTGCTTCTATGCTCGCGGCAGGGACCTACATTCCCACGATGCTTAATCACATCAAGGAGCATATTGCTCTTTGGTACGCGAACCACGTATTTGAGGTGGCCTCGACTGCGGCGGGTCGTGACATCTCCGAATTCCAGAAAGTGAAAGACAAAGACGTTCGACAGTCTTTTGACCAGATGTTGGCCGCAGCATCTCAGCGCGTCGTGCCGGATGCGCAACAAGCGTTTGCAGCGATCCCGCAAATCATTCAGCAGGCTGTTGGCATGCTCCAGCAGATGCAGGGAATGAATGCGCCGATGGATCCGGCTGCTCAGGCGATGATGGCCGAAACGCAGCGCAAGGCTGCGGCAGATCAGGCAAATGTTGCTGTCAAGCAGGCCGAGTTGCAGTTGGCTCAAGCCAAACTTCAGAAAGAAGTTCAGGACAGCCAAGTTCGACAGCAGGCCAACATGCAGCGAGAACTTATCAAACAGGACCGACTCGACAAACGACAGGGTGCAGAACTCAACGTCAAGCTCGTCACGAACCGCGAAGACAACCAGACGGCGAAAGAAATTGCAGCCATGGAAGCGGTCACGGGCGAGAAGGTCGGTGTTTCAACAGGTACGGGTATCAATCCTTAAGGGTGATTTATGGCAAACGATTACATGAACCAACACAAGATGATGGCCATGGGTATGGCTGTTTCGGGCCAGAAGATGGTCAACGGTGGTCCGAAGAAAGGTATGGTCGAAGGGACCAAAGGGGTAAAGGGCGACCCCAAGGCAACGCCTGCATTAATGTCAAAGGGTAAAAAGAACGCATGATTGAACGCATCATTGATGAATTGGAGCGGGCCAAGGCTCGTGTCGCACACGACGCGATGAAGCGGCAGCTTGAGGGTAAGGATGCTTCGTTTGAATATGGCAAGGCAGTGGGCACTTACGCCGGGTTGCAGGCCGCGTTAACTTACATTGATCGACTTCTCCAAGCGGAAGAAGACGACCTAGAGGATATTTAATGGCTACGTTAGAACAGGCTTTTCCTAGTGTAGAGCCGGGTTTGATTCCATTTGGTTCGCGTGTTTTGGTGCAGATTCGTACGGCAAAGCGTACATCCGAAGGCGGAATTATTCTGCACACCGAAACGCGAGAGACGGAGATCTGGAATACCCAGATTGCCAAGGTAGTCAACCTTGGACCGTTGGCCTTTAAGAATCGCAACACGATGGAGTCTTGGCCGGAAGGATCTTGGTGCAAACCGGGCGATTACGTTCGCGTTCCCAAGTACGGCGGAGATCGGTGGAAGGTTCCCTTCGGTAGTGACGAAGAGGCGCTTTTTGTGATCTTCAATGACCTAGACATCGTGGGTGGCGTAGTGGGTGACCCGCTTGCCATCAAATCGTTTATCTGAGGGCTAAACCATGAATACTGAAAGACTGAGTGAGAACGATGAGGCTCCTCAAGAGGAATACCTCATTACCGAAACTCCTCCTGAGGCCGTAGCCGAGGAAGTTGAAGAGGCTCCTGAGGTTGAGGCATCGGCAGAGGAAGAAGAATCCGATGAGCGGCTGGCAGATGCCGATAACGAGGAATCCGATGACGAGCCTCGCGGTCGCAAGACGCTAACTCCAGAAGAGAAGCGTCAGCAGCGTCAGCAGCGTAAGTTCCGTCGCCGTGCAGCGATAGAGCACAAGGAGCGTGAGCTTGCTTTCTTGCGTGCTGAGAACGAAGAGTTCAAACGCCGCTTGCATGCCGTTGAAAAACGCACGACCGAGTTCGACCAACAGGCTGCGGATCAGCGTCTCAACGAGACGACCAACGAGATCCAGACCGTAGACCGCATCATTGCCAAGGCCATTGAACAGGGTCAGGGCGAAGATGTGGCTAAGGCGCTTGCCATCCGTGACCAGCTCATGGAACGCCGCAAGCAACTGGAGAACCTCAAGGCGCAGACCAAGGTTGAGCCCCGCAAGGAAGGTCCAGACCCGCGTGTTGCGGCGTATGCCAAAGAGTGGATCGGTGCCAACGACTGGTACGACCCGCGTGGTGGCGACGAAGACTCTGTAATCGTGCAGGCCATTGATAAGCGCCTTGCCGCTGAAGGGTACAACCCGGCAACGGAAGAGTACTGGATCGAACTCGACAATCGCGTGGCCAAGCGGCTACCGCACAAGTATGGGGAAGACACCGTGGAAGAAGCTCCGAAGCCCAAAGCAGCAAAACGGGGCGGACCCCCGGTCGGCGGTAAGCGCGAATATGCAGCGCCGTCTACCCGAAAAGAGATCTATATCAGCCCAGAACGCAAACAGGCTTTGATCGACGCAGGGGTGTGGGATAACCCAGACTTGCGCCAAAAGTACATAAGGCGTTATGCTGATTATGACCGTAACAATTCTTCTCGCTAAACAAGGGAGCGAGTTATGAGCGATGAAAGGCTGAAAAAGGCATTAGGCGAAGGTCGTGGAAGTCGTGCTGCGTATGATCGCGCAGTGGTAGAGGAGCGAAATATCTCCGATGACGACCGGGTTGAAATGTTCCGTCAGCAATTTTTTCAGGCTGCATTGCCTGATTTGCCGAAGATTCCGGGTTATCACACTTGCTGGTTGACAACCACGAATCCGAGAGACTCGATACAGGGCAGAATTCGGCTTGGTTATGAGCCGATTAAACCGGAGGATGTTCCCGGCTGGGAATATGCCACGCTGAAAACTGGCGAGTACATTGGGTTCATTGGCGTCAACGAGATGTTGGCTTTTAAGATTCCCCTGTCGCTGTACAGAAAGTACATGCAGGAAGCGCACTTTGATGCGCCCGCTCGGGAAGAAAGCCGACTGGCCGAGACCGCCGAGTTCTTGCGTGAGCAGGCTCAGAAGTCCGGTTCAAATGTGGTCGAAGGTGACGGCATTGAGGCGATGCGGGAATCGGCTACACGTCGCGCTCCACAAATGTGGGAGTGATGTGAGCCACACATCTTTTTTTTGAGGATTAACGCATGTCATCGACCAGTGCACCTTTTG